TCTTTGCAAAATGCAATGCAAAATGCTACACTGTAAACCTATGTACAGTATATATGCCGTATATCGTCTCATTATAAGACTTATATATACCTATGTACAGTATGGGGGTAGTTTTATCTTCAAATTGCTTATTGAGATTCAGTCTCAAAAACGCCGGGGTGGTCTAGACAAAATTAAAAAATCCCCAGACAAATGTACTACCCGATCTTACTGGATCGCACCATTTATTTGTGTTTTTTCCCGCAACAGTGTATAATAATGCAGGAGAATCTCATTATGACTAAACAATCCAATTGTTGTAAATCTAAATCTAACTGCTCGCCCACAAGGGTAGAGTCAGAACTCAGCTGCAAGGCTACCGCCGAATTGAACCAATCTGTAGTAGAAGACTTGCAAAAAGCTGACGCATCTCTAAAGGACTTATTAAAAGAGGAACCACATGAGTCAGAACATCAAGATATCGAAGAACCGAATACTTGAACTTGGTAAAGCCAATAATAAAAATTATAATATTGAATTATGTGGAACTGCTGCCCTAGCCAGCGTGAACAAGGACTTACAGGTCTCTGTGAACGAAGGCTTAGTAGACTTAGAGAAAAGCTCTTTTAAAGATAATTATACAGACGAACATTTTTTCTATTGCATTGATAGACTCCACAATGATGACTCTACATCTGTACTATGTGAAGTTGGTATAGGTACTGTTATAGATAATGGTCAGACTCTTAAACGTATTCGCCCCATGTTCTACGTTGACGATGGCGAAACTGTAGCTAGTAATGACAGGTTTAAAGAATTCTTTTCTGATACGCCCAACACACACATTCTTGTTACTACTTATACCCCTACGCATTTTGGTCAATTTTTTGTACAACAAAACACCATGTTTGCTACTAGTACTGAGCCATATATCCCCTTGATGGTATATGTGGATGATAATTCCCTCCTTGGAAGATTTGATGATGACATTCAATCAATTTCCATGAGTGACTTGAATGATAACACTTTGAAGCATATACAAAAATATACAAAACAACTTATCTTAAAAAGCTCTCGTTTGGACGTAAAGAAGATTAAAACCAACCAACTTACCTTGGACCCACATAAAAAACCAGATGCCAAGCGTGGAACTCTGTTCTACAATGATGACGTAGATGCCTTACAATATTTTGATGGTGAAAAGTGGAGGACTATACTATGTCAGGATGATTAATGAAAATACCTAAAAATATGACAGAAGCCCAAGTGCTTTCTTCTATAGATGCTATTGTTAATAGAATAGCACACAAATATACATTTTATGGATATGACGTAGAGGATATAAAACAAGAAGCCTTTATAATATGTTTTGATGCCTTAAATCGTTATGATGAAAAACGCCCCCTAGAGAACTTCCTTTCCGTTAATTTATCGAATAGACTTAAGAATTTTATTAGAGACAATCATTTCGTTAAGAATAACGATCACAAGAAAAAGGTCAAACAACCATTTTCGCTTAGTACTGAAAATTTAATTAATGAAAACATAGATCTAGAAGAAGAAATAGCTAATAAAGAAATATTTGAAAAAATAGATTTAGAATTACCTTCATCACTAAGAGAAGACTACCTTAAATTATTAAATGATATCCCCATCCCTAAAGTACGTAAAGAAAAAATATTTGAAGCCATCAGGAGTATTATAGCAAATGCGTAAGGGTAGAATCTCAAAAGACGAAGGCAGAACGATTTCAAGACTCATTGACAGTCTGACGGTCGAGGATATAGCTAAAGAGCTAGATCGCTCTGTAAGCTCCGTTGAGGACTATATAAAACGTAAATTGAAGGTTGGTCTCTCAAGCGTAGAAATCGCCGCATACTCACTTGAAGATCGCCCCTATTGGGTAGAGCTAGAAGCCCAGTTTACTTACGATGAATTAGAACTGTTTAAATATCACTGGTCTAGGATTATATCACAGTTTAAAGATGATGTATTCCCCACAGAGGAATTACAGGTAGTAGATGTAATTAAATTAGAAATACTTATGAATAGATGTCTAAAAGGCAACAAAGAGAATATTGAACAGATAAACATATATGATCAAATGATACGAGAAGAACGGAGTCGTGACAAAGACCAACAAGATGTTGATCAAATTATTAACTTAGAAAGGCAGGTGGCTTCACTGAGGGCTTCGCAGGAAAGTCTAAATCGTGATTACAGAGAGTTGCAGGCTAAGAAGGCCAGTATGCTACGTGAAATGAAAGGAACCCGTGAACAGCGAATTAAGCGGCTTGAGGACAGCAAGCAAAGCTTTACCAGTTGGGTGGCTTCCCTGATGCAAGATCCAGAGAGAATGAAGAAGTATGGTATAGAAATGGAAAAGATGCGACTCGCTATGGAAAAGGAAAAAGACAGACTTGCGGCTTTCCATAAATATGAGGATGGAACCGTAGACCAACCTTTTTTAACACCAGACACAGTAAAGGATTAAATATGGACCCAGAATCTTTGTCAGTCATACTTCCATGTTGGTCGTTGGCAATTGGGTTTGAACTTATCGTTGTTGGTTTCTTTATAAATATAGTCAGGAAAACTAAAAAATGATTCAGCCGTTAACTGTACTTACCTTGACATATAATAGGTATAACATATTACAAGAAGCTATTCAGTCTTTTGTATCACAAGGGGCTGATGATTGTGAAATGTTAATTATTAATGATCAAGATAAAGTAGACTATACGTGCGATATACCTAATGTAAGAATAATTAATTGTAAGACCAGATTTCCTTCTATATTTGATAAACTACTATTTGGATTTGAGAATGCTAAAAATGAATATGTATATAGGCTAGATGATGATGACTTGTTAGCAGAAGACACTCTAGTAAGATGTCAAGCAGAGATATATAGTAATCCCGGATATGACCTATATAGATCTAGCACAATGCACTTTACATCTTCTAATAAATATCAAGGTGAGTCGGGATCTGTAAATAATGGTAATATATTTAGTAAAAAATTTGTAGCGGGCCTAGACAGAGAAACAGCAGCAAAGAAGGATGTACTAAGTATAGGCGAAGACCAATATATGATATTTCACTCTGAACCAAAGACACATACCTTCGACTTCCCTTCAATGATATATAGATGGGGGATGGGAACTTACCATATCAGTGGCATGTCCCTGACTGATCCAGATCAAGTGCATAAACGTACTGATGCTAGCTTTGTGAAGATGGAAGAAGGAACAATTAAATTAGAACCACAATTTAGAGATGACTATTATTTATCAGTTAGAAAGAAGATCGTAGGACAATGAAAAAGGCAATAATAACGGGTGTTACTGGTCAAGATGGAAGTCACTTAGCTGATTTGTTGCTAAGTAAAGATTACGAAGTTGTAGGCGTATCAAGAAGAAGCAGCGTAGACAACACCCAAAGAATTAAACATCTATCTTCTAATACAAGATTCAAGCTGGTCGAAGGAGACATAACAGATGTAAGTAGTGTAATTAATATATTCAAAAATAACGATGACGTAGATGAAGTCTATAATCTGGCGGCACAATCGCATGTAGCAACCTCTTTTAATCAACCAGCAATCACTTGGGATATTACAGGAAAAGGATGCCTAAATATCTTACAGTCTTTAGTAGATTTAGATTTATACGATGTACACTTTTACCAAGCTTCCTCTAGCGAGATGTTTGGCAGCTCTTACGATGTAGATGAACACGGAGGTAAATATCAAAATGAACAAACTAAATTTGCGCCAAATTCCCCCTACGCAATCGCTAAAGCTGCTGCCCATCACACTGTGCGTGTATTTAGGGATGCTTATGGGATTCATGCTAGTTCTGGTATTCTTTTTAATCACGAAGGACCGCGAAGGGGTGAAGATTTTGTCACGCAGAAAATAGTTACTTGGATATCTAACTTCAAAAGATGGCTGTCCTACACAGATTTAGATTTATTTCCTATGGACTATACAGAGAATCATATAGTAATTCACAGAGAAAGCTTTCCAAAATTAAGACTTGGCAATCTAAAAGCATGTAGAGATTGGGGCTACGCTGGAGATTATGTCAAGGCGATGTGGCTCATGCTACAGCAGTCAGAACCAGATGATTATGTTGTATGCACTGGCGTTACCTCTAGTATAGAGCAATTCCTAGACATAGCATTCAGAGAAGCGGGAATCGAAAACTGGGAGAATTTAGTAACCAAAGACCCAAAATATTATAGACCTTACGACGTTCCTTATTTAAGGGGTGATTACTCAAAAGCAAAAAGGGTACTAGGATGGGAACCTGAATATGACTTAGAAAGGTTAATAAAATTGATGTTTGATGGCAAATTACAGACTGTCAGTTGACTTAGCTGATCTATATCCATACCTGTTAGATTATGACCTTAGAGAGTACAGGCTACCATTTTCTTTGTACATTTTAGAAGCAGATAGCGCAGACGATGCATGTCATGAAATAATGATGAGGATTATGAGGGCTTTACTAAAACGAGATCAAACTATATCAACCAGAATATTATGTAGAAAAGTAAGAAGATATATTAGAATAGATAGGGTAGAGTGTTTATGAGAAATTACGACGACCCTGTGTATAAAGACTTCAGATTAAAAGTACTAAAAAGAGATAAATTTAAATGCAGAATGCCGGGATGTAAAAACAAGAAGAATTTACAGGTTCACCATATATCAAGGTGGTCTGGAGCTTCTGCTTTAAGATATGAAACATCAAATGGAATAACTTTATGTAAATACTGTCACAGATCAGTCACAGGAAAAGAATCCCACTACGAACACTTATTTAGAGAAATTATAGATGGCTAAATACAAACAAGCTCCTGACTTTACTGTCATTAAAGACACTAGAGAACAAAATGGATATTTCTTCAGCAAGTTCAATACTTGTGCTGGAATGATAGAACATAAGCTAGACACTGGAGACTACTCTATAGAGGGAATGGAAGACAAGATATGTATAGAGCGTAAAGGCTGTGTAGAAGAGCTAGCGCAAAATTTAGGATCTAAAAAGAAAACGTTCTTAAAAGAAATAGAAAGAATGGAATCATTTCCTCACAAATATATAATTCTAGAATTCTCTCTGGAAGAATTATTGAAGTTTCCAAAAGAGACTAGGATTCCTATCAAGAATAAAGAATCTGTAAAAATTACTGGTAGATACATGTTAAAGTGCTTAATTGAGTTTGAATTATATAATGATGTACATATTGTTTTTTGTGGCGATAAGCACACTGCTTTTTTGGCTGTTAGTAGTATATTTAAAAGAATAAACGAAATGTATACCATCGGGAGAAAGTCATGAACAACGCAGATAAAGATCTGTTATATGATCTTCATAATTATGGCGCTAATGTAGATACTAGAGAAATATTTCTACACAATTACTATACTTCAGATGGAGACGAAAATCCGGGTGTAGAATACAAGATGTCTAATACTTTCTTGAAGAATGTACGAGCATTAGAAATAAAGTCTGATAAACCTATTACAATTCACATGCAAAGCGTAGGGGGTGAATGGTCTGACGGTATGGCTATATATGACGCAATAGTTATGTCTAAGTGCTATGTAACAATTATAGCATACGGTCAAGCAGAGTCAATGAGTAGTATTATATTACAGGCTGCTGATAGGAGGCTGATGACACCCAACACTTATTTCATGTCGCATTATGGAAGTACGGCTGCTGGCGGTGAATATCAAAGCGTACAAAATTGGGTTAAGTATGAAAAAAGAATATGTGATATTATGTTAGACATATATTCTGGTAGCTGCATTGGCGGTAAGTTTTTTAAAGAGAAATATGGACATAAACCAGATCAAGAGAAAGTCAAGACATTCTTAACAAGAAAACTAAAATCTGGAGATTGGTACTTGGGCGCAGAAGACGCAGTTTATTATGGTTTCGCAGACGAGATTATAGATTCATGGGAAAAGCTAAAATAAAAACTATTGATGAGGCTTGGCTTGGTTTAGACAGTATCGAAAGCGATCTGTTTAACCCAATGTCTGTACTTAGAGCGACTGATGACGATTTCAATCTTCATTTGTCTTGGTTGCTTACTAGGCCAGAATATCTATCATTCATTACCCATCATATACTTAATATTCAATTATTACCATCTCAGGCTCTTTTCCTCAAAGAAGTGTGGAATCGTAAATTCCCAATGCTTATAGCCAGCCGAGGTTTTGGTAAGTCTTTTATGCTGTCGCTGTACGCTGTGCTTAGAGCGCTCATATTGCCTCGTAGAAAGGTTGTTGTGGTTGGTGCTGCATTCAGACAGTCCAAGGTGCTTTTTGAGTATATGGAAACAATTTGGCGCAATTCTCCTATGCTTAGAGATATATGCGATGGAGACAGTGGGCCTAGACGAGATACTGATAGATGCACACTGAGACTAAACGATAGCACTGTAACTTGCCTACCATTAGGCGATGGTCAGAAAATTAGAGGTCAACGTGCCAATGATATCATTGCTGACGAATTTGCTTCTATACCTAGAGAAATATTTGAAAATGTTGTAGCTGGTTTTGCAGCTGTTAGCGCAG